GGCTTCGTAATCAACTATTTTGACAAGTCCATCGTCTATGTGAACCGACCTTTGGGGGGGATAGCCATACTGAACCATCGGGAACACCCCATTTCCTTGTTTAATTAACTCAAATGCTTCGTTTAAGAGTTTGGGTGTAGCAAATACCGCCGTGGCGTGTAGCATTAAACAGTATTCAGGTTCAATCCAATTACGTTGGATATAATCTAAGAGTACTTCCGTAGTGGTCGTCCTATCGTCAGCTAAGTGTGCGGGTCTATCATCTACTTCAGCCCCATATTTTCTAGCTACTTCGGCTATCTCCCCGTCTTCAGTAGAAACAATCGGAGTAATACCTAGCTCTTTCAGATAACGGATAGGATACGAGATAATTGGTTGTCCACAAAACTCCTTGATATTTTTTCTTGGAAGCCTGACGGAGCCCCCTCTCGCCGGTATAAACGCAAGTGTTTTCATGGTTGTCTCCTTAATTTCGGTTCTTTACTATTTATCTCACCGTTTAGATATCTTTTAACAATATCGTTGTTGTAAATATTATATATCATTCTTAAATGTTGTGGTTTGAAGTCGCTTTCAAGGAAGTTCTTTCCCCCCTCCGGCTTTTGTGGGTATTTTATCCAGTCGGGGTACATTTTAAGTAGTCTACAAGCTTCCTTAGTCGATTCTAACACGTTTTTACAGGCAACATCATGTATCCCATCATCTTTGTCTAGTTTTGGTGTTACTTGATGGATAATGTCTCCTCCATCGGGTGTATCGACGATGTAATGAAACGTTGTACCCGCCCAATTTGGTTCTAACATATAAAAAGGCCAGAATAGAGTAGCCGCACCCCTGTAACGTGGTGATAAGCCCAAGTGTAGGTTAATTGTGTCTTTTGGAAGCGCCGACATTAAAGGTTCCCTAATCATTCCCGATCCAAATACTAAAACTATATCCGGCATTATGTTTTCCATGAAATCAACGCTGTTTAATGAGTTGAGTTCTTCTTTGTTTACCTTGAGTAGCGGAAACTTAGGATCTTCTTGTTTACCAAAGTATTTCTCCTCGGCCTGTAATCTATCCCAGAAGTGTCTTGTCCAGTTACTCTTATCCTTAGCATCTGCGCTAGCTTCAATCGTAGGAACGGCATTTCCTCTGGTCTGCATAATTCCACCCATAACGGGGAACTCTTTAGCAATCTCGTTTATATAGTAAAGGTGTCTGGGTTGATCTCCGCCCACCCAGCCGATTCTCTCACTCACTTAATTAAACCCTCCTTTTTAAGCAACTCCGATGTTTTGATTAAATCACCCATCGATATACCGGTACTCTCGGCAATGTCTAATAGAGACTTACCCGAATTGAACATCACTGTAAGTATATTCTCCGTACTCTTGTCGTTCTGGTTGTTTCCTCCGAGTGTCGGATATAGTTCACGTTTGGAAAGCATGGGTTCACATGACGGATTAAGGCTCTCGATAACATTGTCACCTTCTATTGCCTCGATCATTCTTTTAGCACTCTCAAGCGTCTTCTGATAATCGACTTTAAAGTATTCTCTGTCTAATGAAGTATGGTAGTACGAACCATAAAGTCCGCCCTTATTTAAGATAATTGTCGGTATCCTAAATGCGGGAGAAGATAATTGTCTTTCATCACTACCTCTTACACTAAACGGAGTGCCTTGTTTGCCTGTTGCCTGTCGGGCTATCCTATCCATATATGAATTACCCAAAAAGGATTGTTTAAAACCAACTGGTTCAGATATCGTACCCACAACATGACTCAGTACAACCGCACCTCTGACGTTGGATACATCGTGTGTCGCTAAGTAAGATATCATTCCTATTGTTTCGGGGGCAATTATAAATCTATAAGTATGTTTCGTTTTACCCATACTTGCGAGCAAATCAGCCCACAATGCCATTCCGGCTACGTTATCGTTAATCATGCTTGGGTGGCAACAATACGTTGAGATAATATATTCGTCTTCATCACCCTCTATAATTTTCTCTCCATAAGTCATTGAACCATCTTTAAACTCCGAGTCTATCCTGGCATGATACATAAGTTTGGGGTTCATATTCTTGTAAGAGTCTCCGTCTACGCAAAATCCCCAATCCTTTTTATAGTAAGAAGTTCTATAAGGTATTCCGTGAGCAAAATCACTCTTGTATAAATGAAGTTTCAACTCATCGTATTCCATATTTTTCTCTATTGGCTCACTGTAGGACACAACGTGGAGAAAATCCTTTTTATAGTCAGCCCACACCTTACCGGTTTCGTCTGACAACACTGCATCTCTTATTACCCACTCTTGCGGAATCGTCCAGTCAAACACTTTAGTTCCTGAAGGAATCTCGTGTATATCAAAGTCTGCTTTCTCTCGTAGGATGTCTAGGCTCTTGCGAACCCCGTCTCCTGTGATACTGCGGTCTATCTGCATTAAGCGTTCTATCATTAGATCATTTCAGTTATCGGTTGAACCCTCATCACTTCTTTGTTTCTTTTAACGTCAATCGGGAAGTCCTCTAAATCCTTACTTTCCCAATACTGCAACGCTTCTTCCATTTGTTTGAGGTTCTTAAACTCATCTTTGGGTGTAGTTATCTCGAAGTACTGGTCAACCCCTCTGGGAGCTGCGAATAGCCCAAACGGAGTTCCTAATTCAACATCCCCTATTCTTTTGGCGTACTCTAATTCTTGCCATGTGTTAGGGGGCATCTTCTCATCAAAGAAACCTACCTTTTCTACCGCTTTACGGGTAAACATTGAAAATGAAGACACAAAGTCTGTATAGTATTGAATGTATCTATCCTCATCGAATCCTATGCGTTTATTTATTCCCCCTCTGGCCCACATTAACGCATGAATACCTGTAGCTTCTGAAGTTTCTATGAATTTCTCGTAAACTTGGTCGTCTAAGACTTTGCAGTTATCCTCGACTAAAAAGAAGTAATCTTTGTCTGTTTTAAGCATTTCACGCAGAGCTTTGTTTTTCTCTTTTGCTATATCCCCCGAAAGAGAGATTGTTTTGGTGCAGTATTTAAGCATAAAAAAAGCCCACGTCCCTTCAGACGTGAGCCCGATCTACAAATGGATCAAGACCCTTAAATTAACCTATCAGGTCGCATTATATCACAACCAGACAAGGATATATAGAGGGTCTAAAGAGCTAGGATGAGGCTTTCGCTTATTTTATAGAAGACTTTACCTTTTGTATTGATCACCAATCTACTTACGCCACCACTAGAAATCGACGGTGTAGGTTGACTACTTACTAAACTGATAACACCCGGGGATACAGTAACATACCTTACTGTATCGACCGTTGGTGATGGTTGTGTTCCAATTAAACTCTGTACACCTACACTTATTGTCTTATCTCCGCCCATTGAGACATCGGGAGAGAAACTTGTAAAAGTAAGTGTTTGAACATCGGGACTTACACTTACGCTCTCAGTGGCTGTTATATTTGCCGTTGGTTGGCTAAATGTCGCACTTTGAGCACTAGGAGAGGTTGTAACGTCTGCTCCAGTTAAAACTTGTGGGCTGATTTGACTAAGTGTTCCAGACTGAACATTAGGACTTACTGTTTTATCTGCCGTTGCAGTAACTGTCGGACTAGCTGTACTAAAGGTAGCCGATTGGACTGTCGGGCTTACTGTCGGGTTCTTAGTTGTTGTTATTGTAGGACTAACTTGAGAAAAGGTAGCTGATTGAATGCCTGCACTTACTCCGTCCCCTACTGTAATCTGAATACTTTGTTGACTAAAGGTTGCGCCCTGAACGGCTGGGGAGACTGTAACACTTTTAAGGGCTGTAATCGTTGGGGCTGGTTGAGAAAACGTACTAGATTGTACCGAAGGGCTAACTGTTTTGTTGGCTGTTACTGTAACCGTTGCTGCTGGTTGACTACCTGTTAAGGTTTGTACTCCTGCGTTTACTGTTACATTGGTAACAGAATTGGGCATTATCTGAAATCCAATTACTCCAACGGGATCGTTTGCTGTTGAAATCGTACCTCCTGTAACAGTCCCAGGGTTAGCAGTAGGGGTGCAGGTTTGAAGTCCTAATTGTGAGTCTGGGGTGGTGGCACTCTGGGCATATTCGGCAACCGCCTCAGTCCAATCTCCACCTGACTCACCCGTAGCACTAACCAATCCGTTATCGTCTGCCTGAAAAATACAAGCAACAGCTAACGCACCGACAGTTGTTGTGGTTACAGTTGGAAAGGCTGGGTCAGTGGCATGATATTGGTGGGCAAAACTACCCGAAGGAACAATTTGACTAATCGTTCCAGAGGTTCTTCCACTAAAGCTATAAATCCTTCCGGTACGCATTGTGGTAACTGCAGGAGTGCCGAAAGATATTGCGTCGCTATCTTCATCACCAATAGCTATTTTTCCAAATATCCAATGCTTATAAAGGTTTGCCCCCATCACATACCCATCGGTTGTTAAGAGAGTCCAGTCTGCGGGGGTTGATGGGGTAGTCGCCACGCCCTCATAAGCTACATGGGCAATTAAAACATCCCCAGCGTCAACCGTCGCTGGACAAGTTGGGTTTAAGTCTCCACTACTCGCTTCAGTAGTTACACCATTCCCCTCACCTTTATATGCGACGGCCATTTATACACGCAAACACGGACTTAGTTAAAGCCCGTGTCTGTCTCTCCTTTCGTTATTCTTTACCATTGGTTAAGGTCGGAGTTATTGGAAGTTAAGTATTTTAAGAAGTTCGTCGTAGTTTATTTCTTCCTTACATCTAGGACACTTTACTTTAAAATCTTTACTTCTAACTCCATCTAAATGTCTCGTTGTCCAGAGTTCTAGATTTTCAATTCTATTATCGGATTTATTACCATTTATATGGTGTATTTTTTCCCAAGGTAGTAAATATCTACCTAGTTCCTTCTCCATTACTAAACGGTGCTCAAAAACATATTTACCACCGACAGCGTTCGGATGTGTTGGAACGTGCACTTTTCTATATCCTTTAAAGTTGATTTTTCCACCACTCCAGTTGTAATGTTTGTATCCTTTTATCCCATATCTTTCGGGATTGTATTTTCCCGCACATTTTTTGGAACAAAAGTTACCAAACAAACCCTGACTCATTCGAGAGGGAACAACTGTATATTTTTTACTACAATATTTACATTCCCTCTCTACGAGCCGAGTGTGCCATCCGGTTACTCTATTAACGAGCCACCATTGTCCAAAGGAATCTTTTTCTTTTATATACTTTGTCATTTGGTCATATTATATACTTAATTATAACCTAGTGCAAGTATACCAACCTAATTCAAATTTATGATCCCCTCTGAGTTCCAACTCACGGTAAATGTTCCACTTGAACTTACTTGGTATGAACCAAAATCAAAGTAACAAATCAAAGCCGATGCGGCTGTTGTGTCGTATAGAACTGCTCCATACGCTGAAAGTGAAGACGAAGCCCATATAACATCTGCTCCATCCCACACACCCTCGTCTCCTCCGTTATCTTGTGAGACTGAGAGTCCTGACAATGCTCTTCCACCTGCTGTATAACCTGTTCCGGTTATTTGGCCTGAAACATCTGAGATCTTTTTGTGAGTATCAATGTTTGGTGTGTAGGCTTGATAGACCAACATCACTTTAACTGAATCATTATCGAGATCCATGTCTCCGTTCATTATCTGCTTCTTAAAACTGTTGTAAATTGCGTTTGCCATCTAAAATCACATCCTTCCTTGAACACCCATCTTTATTGCATCCAGGCGTATAGTAATATTCTTTTGTAAATCTTTACACATTTTATGTACTAATTTCTGCTCATCCTCTACCCAAATAAATATATTGTCTTTAACTTTTCCCTGACACATAGAACAAGTCGGTTTTCTCATGAGTAAGTCAAGGCTGTCAGATCAGTTGCTACGTTGTCGAAATTACTGTCCCCATTCGCAAAAGTAATTACCGTTCCTGTCGTTTCGTCAATCTTTTTAACTTGCCACTTAGCCGTTGCCTGAGGTGTACCTGGTGCGGCTATGGCTAGGTAAGTAACCGATCCCACAACTGTAATCTTTACAGCTACAGCATCAGCTTGATTGCGTGTTAGATTCACTCCGTCATATCCTAGAGGTTCTGCTGTAGGAACCTTAAAAGTATCATCAAATCCCCAATTCTGCATCGCTTGGGGTGTGTATCTGGTTTTAGAGAACGTTGTCATGTTTTCGTGTTTCTAAACTTTTTAGGTATTTAACAAATTCCGATAGCTTAATTATTCTTTGGGCTTGTGATTCTATCTTGTCGATACCTGCAAACTTCTCCAAGTTCTTTAGTTTTTCTTTGGCTTGCTTAATTGTGTCTCCCATTTCCCCGCTTTTAACTAATCCTTTAAGATAGTCTTCAATAACTTGTACATCCTCAACCATATCTGCCTCATCCCATGTCAACTTAATGTCTAAATAGTCCGCAGTGAAGGGGAGTTTATTTTCTTGCTCATACATAGTGAAAAGTGGGTCAACCAATGGGGTTGTATTAACCTCAGGCTTGGGGGTTACCTTGTTTTCAGCCACAACGGGTTCAGGTTCCGGTGCTGACCTAAATGTTGTCGATGTATCATTCATTTTTATACTTACTATGCTTATTTACATAATCGTTGATGTCTAAAACATTTCCTGTTCGTCCTGCTTTCATTTCTCTAACTAAAGACTTTCTCATAGATCTAATGGCCGAGGTTTCGTTGACTATTTTCTTTAGACTCTCTTTAGCCAACTTTCGATAGTGTTCGGGCGTAAGAGGGTCGTCTATTGTTCTTTCTAACTCCATCACATCCTCCACCCTGTCCTCCGGCACTCCATACCTGTCTTTGGTTACAATATACCTAATTTCTCTTAATCTTTTCTCTGCAACCAACTTTTCCTCCTCTAATTTGTTAGAGTCTTTAAGTATGGCTACTAATTTAGTTACTTCTAGTCCGTAGTTCACTTTTTCTTTTTAACCTCCTTCTCAACTGGCTCTACTAAGGCTTCAAGTTTTTCCCACTCTGCTGACTCCGCTCCGGTCTTCATTTCTATCTTCCTTAGTTCTTCTAATCTTTCAATTTGTACTGCTGTCATCATATTTATCACCTCTTTCCTGTTTGTTTTGAGTGGAAACCAAGAGCAGTTGCCACTCATACAAACACTTAAGCCGACCTAAAGCTGTAGCCCCAAGTCGAGTTAAGAACCTTTGCTACATACGAACCAGCCCATGCAATATCAACCCACCTTCCGGTGACGTTGTTAGAGTCGGGGCCAGAAACGATATATAACTTTGGTTGATCCCCTTCTAAATCATAAGCACCGAATGAATCGGCACCATGAATGAAGTTGTAGTAGGTCGTAACGGTTGAGGATGAGCCTGTTCCAACTGCCGACATTTTGTTTGTCGAGAGCAAGAATCTAACTCCATGAACCTCTCCGATCTCACCATTGTACAAATCTTTCGGATCTGTGTACTGTCTGACTCCCAGCCATGTAGAGTCGGCCATAAGTCCTGTCTTAGACACCGGTTGCACTTTCCCGATGTAAAATCCATCTGGATAGCGTTGAGCCTTTGCTGATTCAAGATTCTGTACGACTGTTCTAACGTCTGTTAAGTCCAGTGTGTCTGATGTTTTGATAGATGACGCTTTTTTGCTATTCGCAAAGCCGGCTGTAAAGCCTGCCGATAGAGCGTTACCCGTGAGTCTGTCGATGGTTTCACCCATGTTTTGACCCAAAACCTCTATATTCTCTGCATTGTTTTTATCAATGCCCACTAAGGTCAAGAATTTAGAAATCTTCCCACGATTTCCGTACTCAGCGAGAGTACATGAAACTGCGGAACCTTCCATCAAAGACACTGCTGGGTTTGCACCTTCCGAAAGTGCTGTGGTCGCCAAACTCATTGGAGTCTTTCTGTTAAAGACAATGCTCTTTCCAGAGTTTTTCCCATGAGTAGACTTCTGCGCACCTTCTGACAATACTATGCTTGCCTTTGCTCTTTTGAGAAAGATCTTCTCATAATACGTCATCACTTCGGTTGATAAATCACCAGTTGTTCTGTTTAATGCTTCTGCCATTTTGTTTGTAATAATCTACGACTCTTTTGAGTTCCTCTAAATTATTACGATATATTCACCTCCTTCTACTAAAACATTCACCCTACACCTGTAAGGTAAAGCCAATCTCTTAACGGGGTTTCTCTTAATGATAGACCTCGCCAAGTTTCTTCTTCATCTCCTCGATGCTAAGCTCAGAAAACGGTTTCTCTTGTTCCTGAACCTGCGTAGGTCTCATGGCTTGCTGGGATACCTGTTTAGTTATCGTATCCGCTTGACCTTGCGCTTGTTTGTCTACAGCTTTTTTGTAGGGTTTCATCAGACTATCTACAAACTTCCTTACGGGAGCAGTAGGGTTAGACTGAATACTAGCTAGTGTTGCTTGAGAAACTGACTCGGATAAATCCTTGTCAAAGACCTCAGAATCCGGATCTAGTTCGGGGTATGCCTTTATGGCCTCAATGGCCTCGTTTTGCACACGGTGGATATTTTCTTGCTGAGCAAGTCGTATCTGCGTAAGTGCGTCGCTTCTTCGCAATACCTCCTCTAGAGTCAGTTCATCACCGGAGTCGGGGGTAGGTTGATAGGGTACGGGTTGTTGCGCCGTCATCCTTTTAACCTGTTCCGCCAACGACTCGGCTTTGGCCTCAGCTACTTCAGCTTTGGCTTCTGCTGTCTTTTTCTCATCAACTAGTTCCCTAATACGGGAACCGGCTGTTTTTCTACCTTCAACTTCGGGTGATACCTCAGGAGTAGCTTCTTCCGTCGATTCGGCTACAACTTCTTCACTCTTTGTTTCCGGTTGTAACTCCTCGGTACTTACCTTGGATTCTTCTGTAGCGGGCGATTCTACATCGATTTGACTTTCGTCAGCTTTTAACGCCTCATCTATATTTGGTTCTTGTTTCATTATTCTCACCCCATCTCTAGTAAGAACTCCTTGCACGATATGTCGGCAAGAGCTTACACAAAGCTCATAAAGAGCTTGGTGGTAGGTGTTATATAGACACCCACCGCCAAAACCTCTATGTCATCCCTAACTCTTTTCGAGTTTTAAGAACAGCTTGTCCGCCTTCTTCACCAACCATGATTTTGTCTTTGCCAATAAAGATTGCGTGTTCGAGATCACACGAACCGCAAATAAGATAATATCCAGACTGCCTCCATAGATGATTACCTTTAGGCTCAAACGAGTAATCTGGCCTGCTCCAGTCAGCTTCTTCGACAATCGGTTTAACTTCCCCTTTTTCATTGTTCTTCTGCTCGTCTTGCTGCATCGAATTTAGAGACAAAGTTGTTTAATACAAACTTTGCCAACTCTTTGACCATTGTCCTTTGTCCGAGTTCTTCCATACTCAACCCTTGAGACATCGCCTCACTCACTAATTGATCTAAATATTCTTCAAGCCTCACTTTGTACGCTTTACCTAGCTCCCACCCTTTAAAGTGTGTTATATATGCTAGGGCCGATTGATCTCCGGTTAGGCCTTTTTCTTCACCTATCTCTTCGACCTTAGATGTAAACTCTTGATAGAAATTTGGTTTTATTGCGCTTTTATCTTCCATTAATCATTCCTCCTTGCATTGGTTGACCTTGTGGCATCCCTTGAGGGGGCACACCCTGTGGTGGCAGTCCTTGAGGCATGGGTGGTTGTGCTGGCATACCATCCGGGCCTACAGGTGGAGGTTGTGGGGGAACTTGGTTTACACTCTGAGATGTCATGCCTTGAATAACCTGCATTAACTTTTCTCTGTCTTCGGCCATCTTTCCTTCTATGTCATCTTCTGTGTCTACAACGATCTTGTCCCAATCTTGAATGCCGGAAGCGCTTACGATCCTTGTTAGAGACTCTCCGAACATAAATTGTTTCTTTTCTTTCTTTAACTGAAGTAATAGTGGGCTTTCGGCCTCACCCGTTTGTGGATTGATCTGAATGCCGTTAGACATCAATCCAAATAGGCTAATAAGAGATTGGTTTTGTTTTTCTTTGTCGGCTGCGAAGGTTGAACCCTCAACAATCTCATAATCGTAGAGAGTAGAACCGAATTTGCTCTTGGGAATCTCCAACTTACCGCTCTTTTCATCAAACATTCCTTCAATTTCAGGATAGGTCTGCTTTAATTTGTCAATTTCGTCTCCAAACATCCTTACAGCTACCGATCCGGTCATCTTTTTACTTATCAAGTTCACAAACTTCTTCATTACAGAGGTCATAAACCTTTCTGTATAGAATCTATCTACCGTATCTCTGGCGTTTTCTCTTGAGGCTTGCATCTTTAGAGCCTGAGGAGTCTTACCGAAGCCTGGATCACTCTCTCTTGTGTTTGTAGTATCGGTTGTACCGAACATATTTAATAAGGAGGCGTTCATGGCTCCGTAAACTTGGTTGAACTCGGCTATTCCTTGAGGAGAGAGGTTAAGAGTTGAAGCTCCGTTCATGGCTTGGGGGCCTTTCATCAGCCATTTAGCAGCCGCAGCCCATTTAATTGAACTTTGATCGCTTACTGCGTCTTCGTTAATAAGTACCGGAGGGAAAATGGACACTTTAACTGCATCTAAGTAGAGGTTCCAAAGTGAGTTAATTCCATACTGCATGGGTTTACCTCTTTCAAAGTCACCCATCCCCATGAAGTCATCTAAGAGAGGGATAGAGTATTTGTTGACTATTGGAAGCTCTCCGTTCTCGTGGGGGTTGTCCTGATCTCTAAACTCCATGTCCGCATCCACACACCAGTCAATCCAACGGTCTTTCTCGTATAGTGAAATGACCTTAAACTTGCCGGAGTTTTTAGCCGCTTCTTCTTCGGGATAGTCGTGTTCCTCTCTGGCGCTCTTCTCGTCTTGATCTCTTTGCCCTCTACTACCGGCTTTGTCCTTGAGTGCCTTAATGATCTTATCAATATTCTTGTATCCTTTAGCCTTAGATAGTCCTTCAAAATAACTGAGTGGTTGCCAGCTTTTAACACCTATCTTGTCGCTATCCTCAACCGACACTCTTCCTACCTGAGGGAGGATGTTTCTCATCGAAATCAACCACATATCCGGCCCTGTGTATCCGTCGGGTCTTTTAGCTTGCCAATCTACCAATGCAAAAAAGTTTCCGTATATATTTGAGTAGAGGTTCATCATCCTGGCTTTAGTAAGGAAGTCGAATTGAGCGTTAGCGTTAGGAAGGACATATTTATCTAATATAAGGTTCATTAAAGCCTCACCACCCAAATCATTCTTACTAATGCCTTTAATTTTACCTGTAGGGAGTTGAGCCATGACTCTTGCGCTTCTATCTAGTGCTATTGTGGGGAGTTTGGGGTCAAACATCTGACTCTTGGTCTTGCCTGATATGTCATCCGACAAATACCCATGAAGAATGTTCTCGTATTCAGTCCATAGTGGCCTTTTAACACGGAGATAGTCCTCAGCCTTTTGCTCGAAATCTAATATGTCGTTTCTTAATTTTGACATGAAAAAAGGCCCCCTTTTCGGGAGCCCACGATACGTATGTCGTAAGACTAACTAAATAAAAATATCATTTGTTAGCACTTCTGTCAAATAACTGCTATTTTTTGTCCACAGAGTACCTTTTTCTCTTACTTAATACCAAATTAAGGGTCTTAGTTACCGGAAGACCTTTACTTATCAATATATTTCCACTAATCGTACCGTATTCAAGATCCTGAACTTGTTTGTCTATCGCACCGAATAATTTAACTATTTCATCTCCTTTCATGGGTTATTATGGTTAGTTCTTGATACATGAATGATTCCAGTTGAACGTAATCCACTATATGCTTTCCATCTACTCTAATAACAAATGAATATAGTCCATCTTTCTTGTCCAGCATATCTCTAGCCATGTCGAGATAGACTTGTGTGTTGTGAGAACTTATTTCTTGTTTTACAGCCTCCATGTTTTGTCTAAATACTCCTTTTTGAACTTCTCCATGTCTGTAAAAAAGTTTGGTCTCTTGTCTCCGCCTTTTGAGTCGTGAACCATGACTATCGGCACTGTGAGTAGCTTGTAGCCCTTCTTAATGAATTCTAACGATATGATGTGGTCGTAGAAGTCCCAGGTGGCGTAATCTTTGTCCGGTATCCCCACATCCTCTAATATCTTCTTTGTGGTTATCAAACACACTCCGTCTAAACTAACTACCTCACTAAATGGCCCGAATACACTTAATTCATTCCCCTTCTCTCCTTTGTGGAAGATCTGTCCTGATAATATGTGTCCTAAATATCTCTCTTGAGAAAACCACCAAGGTTGGTCTTTGTGTAGAACTGTCGTGCCGGCAGTCCCTATCATTCCCACTTTACCTTTTAAGTATTTAGCGGGGTCGGGAAATCCTATGAATTGAGTATCCTGGTGAGTAAAACATATATATTCTCCTTTAGCTTTAGCCACTCCTTTACGCCAAGCATCGAAGAATGAAGTGGCACCATATATCGGAATTAACTCAAACGGCATTCCTAGAGCCTCTAGTGAAGCCTTTAGTCTCTCAACTTGTTTTTTATCGGTTGTAGGGGTAATGAATGAAATCATATTGTGGCTAATGGTATAGACTCGTCTTGTAAGTGAACTTCGTCATCGTAAGGCTTTAGACTCTCCATGGCATATCTGCCAGCATCAAGTAAATTATTATACATATCTATTGGGGTGTTAATTGTTTCTCCGGTCTTCTTGTCGATCCTCCAAGCATAATTCTCTTGCTCTTCTTTAAGGTGGATGCTTCTTTTAGTATAATAAACTGTCTGTGCTTGAACATATTGTATGCCCTGATTAACTGATCCTGGCCCCTTTTGAGACGGCACAAGACTTACACCATAACTAATTAGTTCATCATTACTCTTAGGTTCTGCACTGTCTGGAACTAACAAAACGTCTTCTCTCATTTTAATAACGTCTGATATGTCTTTGTTACTCATACCTTTACGGTAACAAACTTCCTCCCAAATAAAGGAATTGTTCCAACTGTAAACATCCACTATTCCTGTGGGGTCATTTGAATAACCATAATCAAGCCCCCTGCGTCTAAGCCTGGCTTCGGGGGGTACATCATCTATTTCGATGAAATTATAAATCCTTCCAAGTACCGTTTCAGGAACGTAGCCTTTAATCATGTTGTAGTAATGTTCCGGCTTGGTCTCTTTGTACGCTTCGTATTGGGCAATAGATGCAGGAGCCATGTTAACTTCATTAGAATGATAGTCCGAGACAATGGCCATTGAGTCTGTTGCTGTTGACTTTAACTTGGGTATAAAAAACCCTTTCTGTTCACTCTTTTCCAAATCAAACCACCTTTTAATAATCCAGTGGTTCTTAGCCGGAGGATTAAGTAAAAGAATTATTGTAATATTCCCCTTAA